ACAGCCGTGATGACGGAAAGTGGGAGCTATTAAATAATATATCACTAAATTAAAATTAATTACATATGGCAAACATTATTAGAAAAATAGTTGTTGGCCCAAATCCTAAAGACGCTATGGCTTACTATCTAGGCATGCGTGCAGGAGACGGCAAGGTGTCAGCTATTATGGAAAACGAAAGGTCTTTATACAAATACAATGTTCGTAGATACGAAGTGTATATAGAAGACCAAGATTCTACTTACCTTTGGAAAACGGTTGAGAATCAACCAGTATTAATTGAATATGACTGTAAATTTGAATAGACATGAATGCCGTATATCATTTTATTGTAAGTGTCCCAAAGAAATTTGAGGACACTTTAAAGGTTGGGGATAAAGAGATATTCCTAGAAAATAAATTTAACGAGTTTGAGCATAGGATCTCCTATGGAGAAATTATAGCTACACCTATGAAACATCCAGAGCTACAGTGTAAGCCTGGTGATACCCTTATATTCCACCATCACGTAACAACAAACCCAGCGTTAAACTTAGGAGACAAAAGGCATCTTGTTCTTTACGATCCAGAAAACGGAAGGATGAGTCAAGCAATAGCATATAGAGATAAAGACTCTGATGAGTTGCATATGCTTTCTGACTGGTTGTTTGTTTTACCTGTAGACGAAAGAGAGGATGAGGTTTCTGAAAGCGGTATTATAATGGAGCTTGCTACACAGAAAGAACTTGCTGATGAGGCAGAAGTATATATGCCTCATCCAGAGTTAGAAGCTCAAGGTGTAAAGCCAGGTGATATTATAGGTTTTGATAAAAACTCTGACTATAAAATAAAGCTAGATAATGGTGATGTTGTTTATAGAATGAGGGTAGATGATATAAGCTATGTCAAAGTTTACGACAGCGAGTGCAGCTAAAAGGCTTATGTCTTCTATGGAGCAGGCCATAGATAATATGATTAGTGAAATTAAAAAACCTGTTGATCAAGAAATAAATGGTAGCGCACGTAAAGCTGAATTACAATCTATAAAGCAAACTGCTATTGATTGTAAGGAGCTTCTTATAGAACGTCAGAAGCTAGAGCAGATGTTAAAGGATCTTTCTAGCAACGGGCAAATAGAAGAAGAGGCTGATTATAGTAGTGGCTTTGCAGAACGTTTTTCTAAATAATGCTTATCGATGTTAATGAATATAATGAACAAGCTGTTGGTATATGCCCCGATGGCACGCAGGGTAAAGTTATCACAATCAGTGGTCTACACATTATGCTTCCCGAACAACCAGCCGATTCCGATATTGCCTTCCACGACCTTCCGCAGGAGGATCAATATTGGAGGCGTCAAGAACTACCCAAAGAGCTGCTTAGGATTCGCAGTATGGACGAGTGGATGGAGGCGCCGAGCGAATTTAGAAAAAGGTTTCGTCCGTATATCGAAGAAGAATATAGACGTAGGCGTCAGGGTTTTTGGTTTTATAATAACGGCACACCTGTATATATATCGGGGCGTCATTACATGTTCTTACAGTGGTCCAGAATAGATATCGGCTACCCGTCGTATCTTTCTTACCAACGTGAAATCTATCTACACATGGCTGCGTGCGAGTCTGATCCTCGTTGTATCGGTCAGCTATATACTAAGTGTCGTCGCTCTGGCTATACCAATATCTGTGCTTCTGTTCTTGTGGACGAAGCTACACAGGTTAAAGACAAGCTTTTGGGGATCCAGTCGAAAACAGGTAAAGACGCTCAGGAAAACATATTTATGAAAAAGGTAGTCCCGATTTTTAAATCGTACCCTTTCTTCTTTAAGCCTATACAGGACGGTACTACAAACCCACGTATGGAACTAGCTTTCCGAGAGCCATCAAAACGTATAACAAAAAACAATAAAACCTCTGCAAAAGGTGAAGCGTTAAATACGATTATCAATTGGAAGAACACTACTAACAATGCGTATGACGGAGAGAAGCTGCATCTACTGTATCTCGATGAGGCAGGTAAGTGGGAAAAACCTACCGATATAAAGGAAGCTTGGAGGATACAAAGGACTTGCCTTATTGTAGGTAGAAAGATAGTGGGTAAGTCTTTGGTTGGTAGTACAGTAAATCCCATGGACAAAGGTGGTAAGCAGTATAAAAAGTTATGGGAAGATTCTGATCCGTGTATGCGTAACGCCAACGGAAGAACTGTGTCTGGATTGTATAGACTGTTTATCCCAGCTTATGATGCGCTAGAAGGGTTCTTTGATATTCACGGAGATCCTGTTATAGAAGATCCTAAGTCTCCAATAGACGGTATCGATGGGGAGGCTGTAGCTTTTGGATCTAAGACTTTTTTAAAAAACGAGAGGTCTGCTATGAAGACTGACGCTAGGGAGCTTAATGAGTTTATACGTCAGTTCCCGTTTTCTCCTGAAGAAGCTTTTAGAGATAGTATAGAGGGCAGCCTATTTAATATAGGAAAGATTTATGAGCAAATAGAAAACAATGACAACTTATATCCTAACCCTGTTGTTCAAGGAAACTTTGTTTGGGTAGATGGAAAGCGTGACGGGAGGGTTGCATTTAGGCCTATGGCTGACGGAAGGTGGAGGGTAGCTTGGATGCCTCCAGCAGAAATGCAGAACAAAAGAATTTACGAAAGAGGAAAGCTTGTTGCACCAAACCATGCTTTTGGTTGCGGAGGTGTTGACTCCTACGATCTTGATGCTACTGTTGATGGGAGGGGCTCTAAAGGTGCATGCCATTTGTTTAACAAGTTTAATATGGTGCATCCTTCTAATATGTTTGTTGCAGAATATATGAGCCGACCACCTATGGCCAAGATTTTTTATGAGGATATACTTATGGCTTCTTTCTTTTACGGATATCCATTACTTATAGAGAATAATAAATATGGGATCGTTAGATATTTTGAAGAACGTGGTTATGACGGTTATGTATTGGATAGACCAGATCACTTAAAATCATCTAGTTACAGTAGTAACGTTAAAACAAAAGGCATCCCGTCTAACTCACAAGATGTACTCCAAGCTCATGCTCAAGCTGTAGAAGATTATATCCATCAACATGTGGGGTATAATGAGGAAGGGGATATGGGAAGGATGTATTTCAACCGCACGTTAGAAGACTGGATAGGTTTTAAAATAAACGATAGAACAAAGTATGACCTTACGATAAGTTCTGGCCTGGCTTTGCTCGCTTCTCAAAAGGTAGAGAAGAAAATAAAACGCACTAATTTTGAAGAGAAAACTTTTTTCAGAAAATACAAATACAACTCTTCGGGCCCCTCAATTCTAAAAAAGTGAAAAACAGTATATTTGCAGATATGACAACTGAAGCATAATGGAGTACGGACAAAGTAAAGGAACATACGGCAACTTCCCAGATCCATTTGCAAGTCCCATAGAAAAGGCTTCAAATGAATACGGACTGAAATACGCTAAAGCTATCCACGGGCAGTGGGGCTCTGGTGAAGACTCTTCATCACTACTAAATCGTAGGATGTATGAGTTTGAAAAAAATAGAGACTACGCTAACGGAACGCAGGACACTTCTATCTATAAACAAATACTTAACTCTCTGGATCCTAACAATGGTGACGGGACGTTACTTAATATAGATTGGTCCCCTGTACCTATCGTACCTAAGTTTGTAAAGGTTGTTGTAAACAGAATACTTTCCCGTAAGCCGTACCCTGCTGTCGAAGCTATAGATCCTATATCTAAGCAAGAAAAAGAAATGCAGAAGGCTAAGATAAACTCTACAATAAAAAACAAAACAGAGTTTACAGAGGCTAAGCAGCTTGGATTAACTATGGAGCTTGATCCAGAAAGCGTACCAGATACTACTGAGGAAGCAGAAATATTCTTAGACGAAAACATAAAAACTAGCGCAGAGATAGCAGCGCAGTTGGCTACGTCTCTAACTTTAGATTGGAATGATTTCGATGAGCATATATATAGACGCTCTGTCAATGATCTTGTCACGTGCGGTATAGGTGTTGTAAAAAGAAATAACGATCCTAACTACGGTATTACTGAAGAGTATGTAGATCCTTCATTCTTCGTACATAGCTATACTGAAGATCCCAATATGAATGACATCGTTTATGCAGGTCATGTAAAGCGTATGTCTATTATGGATCTAAAGCGTATGGCTGGCGACGAGTTTACAGAAAAGGAGTATGAAGAAATGGCGCAGAAGGTTATGCATAAAAGCTATAACGATTCTGGTAAGTTTGCTAGCGGAGGTTACGACAGAAGTGGTAGAAAGATGACGTATGGATATGACGATTACCTTATCGATGTTTTACAGTTTGAGTTTAAAAGCGTAGACGAAGTTTTCTATGAGAGTAAAGAATCTCAGTTTGGCAATGTAGGATTTTACTTCAAGGGCAGTGAGTACAAGCCAGTTTCTGATTCTGTATACAACAGGCAGCCATATAAGATGGATGTAGAAACGATATACGGAGGGTGCTATATTGTAGATAGCGGTAGGTTGTTTAACTACGGTCAACAAAAGAACATTCCTAAAAATGTTCATGATATATCTAAGTGTACACTTTCTTATAGTATAGCCTGCACAAATATTAGGAGAATGATGCCTAAGTCTTTGGTAGGTAGCGTTACTGGATTTGCTGATCAACTACAATTAACACATTGCAAGATCCAACAAGCTATTGCTAAAGCTAAGCCTGATGGATTGATTATAGATATAGAAGGTTTAGAAAACGTGCAGCTAGGTAGGGGTGGTGAGCTTAGTCCTTTAGAGATTCAAGATATATACGAGCAGACAGGTATTATGTACTATCGCTCTAAGAATCCAGAGGGAGGTTTCCAAAACCCACCGATACGTTCTATAGAAAATCAGATAAGAAACATAAACTCTTTTATTAGTTTATACAATCACTACCTACGTATGATTCGTGACGCCACTGGTGTTAACGAAGTTATGGATGCTTCTACTCCAAAAGGTGACGCTCTTGTTGGTGTTCAGCAGCAGGCTATCGCTGCAGGTAATAACGCATTGTACGATATTACTAACGCATCCCTTGTTTTATATAAGAAGGTATGCTCTGATATTGTTAAGTGTTTACAGATTATTCCAGAAGAATCTATTCTTTATGGGGTATATGAAAAAGCTATAGGTAAACACAGTATGGAAATCCTTACGTCATTTAAGGATTTACCTATGTACAACTTCGGTGTACAGGTTGTTAAAACAATGTCTGATGATGACCGTATTTTCTTAGAGCAAAATCTTCAAGCTTCTTTAGCTCAGAAAGAAATAGATCTAGAGGACGCTATGGCTGTACGTCAGTTAAAGGATATCGATCAAGCTCAAAAGCTTCTTATCGTAAGAAGAAAGAGAAGGATAAAAATGCTTCAGCAGCAGCAGCAGCAAAACATACAGGCTCAGTCTCAAGCTAACGCTCAAGCAGCTCAAGCTGCTTCTCAAGCTAAGCAGCAAGAGATGCAGATGCAGGCTCAGCTCGAAGCACAAAAAATACAACTTAAAGGTCAGGTAGACGTTCAGGTAGCTCAGGCTATGCATCAGATGAGTATGCAGCTAGAGCAGTTAAAGGCTCAGATGGTTGGGGGAACTCGCTCTGGGGAGCAGATGTTTAGAGAGAAGCTCGAAACAATGAAGGACGATAGAAAAGACCAAAGGGTAAAGAAGCAAGCTGTAGAGCAATCTAAACTTATCTCTCAAAGAAAAGGTGAGCGTGCTCCCTTAGCAGATGTAGAGTCTGACAATCAAGATATACAAAACTTTTTACAATCAATGATATGAGTTCAGTAGTAAACCTCGATGTATCCAAAAGATTAGATATCACCTGCAGAAAGGGCGATACGTTTAATCTTGTTATAAATGTTACTGACGCTGCTGGCGCAGCAGTAGATCTTACTACGTACTCTTTTAAAATGGAGGTGCGTGCTACAGATACTTCTGAGGATTCTGTTATAACAAATGATCAGTTGACCATTACTGGAACATCTGGCGGTGTTATTACAATTACTATTCCAGCAAACATTATGGCTGGTATTACTAGCGGATTGTACACGTACGATCTACAAACGATAGTAGCTGGTGTAACTCAAACATGGCTTCAAGGTGTGTTGCAAGTAAATGAGGATGTTACAGTATGAGCGATATAAACTTAAGCATATCGACAGGCACTAATGTGCTCACTCAGGCCGTAGGCAGTGATGAGGTAAACTTAGCTTTATCTAGCACTACCAATGTGCATACTACAGCTATACAAACACAAAATACTATTTCTATAGATCTTGTTGGTTCTGTTACTCCAACAAGTTTATTAGGCCTTACCGATGTAAATGCGTCGTCTATTACGAATACTCAAATTTTACAATTTGACTCTTCTAGTGATACTTTTATAGCTTCTGACTTTGATTTAAATGCTTTGACTGATGTAACAATATCTTCTATTGCGAATAATCAAGTGTTGGCTTATGATGCTACGTCAGGAAATTTTGTTAACGTAAGCTTAGACTCAGACTCTTTCAATATAGACGCCTCTGAGATAGCTATAAACCTAGGTAGCGGTTTTGCAGGTAGGCTTGTTACAGTAAATGCTGACGGTACTTTAAACGCTGAGACTAAGGCTCTTTGGGATACAGCAGGCGGTGAAGCTTTGCAATTAATAAGCCTCGATCAAGGTGAGCCTGGTATAATTTTAGATAACCGCAACTCAGCAAGCGAAAACCCTTCTTATATTCGTTTTAGAAAGGACAAGGGTGCTGCTGGAGCTGATGGTGACGATATAGGTAAAATAGATTTTATGTCGGACGACTCAGCGCAAAGTCAAACTACGTTTGTTCAGATTCTAGGTGAGGTAGCAGTAGCAGCAGATGGTCAAGAAGGTGGTAAGCTTACTTTAAGTGTAGCTTCACATGATGCTGAAATACAACCAGGATTGGTTATTTCCGATGGTGATACTGAGGACGAGGTAGATGTTATCATAGGTAACGGTGCAGCATCCCTTACTACGGTGGCAGGGGATCTTTCAGTAACAACAGGGCTTATACTGGATAGCGTTGATGTAACCACAATACAGACTTCTGCTGAGTCATTTGCTAATAACGACACTAGCTTGATGACGTCTGCCGCTATTCAAGATCAAATTCTTGCAGATGCTCCAGCTGTAACTCTAGCTGGTACACCAGACTATATTACTATATCAGGTCAAGAGATTACAAGAAATCAAATCGACCTAACAGCTGATGTAACAGGAACGCTACCTGTTGCTAACGGCGGTACAGGCAGTACTTCTACAACATATTGTGATTTAACATCTAATGTAACAGGAGTTTTACCTGTTCCTAACGGTGGTACGGGAAGTAGTTCTCATGAGCTCAACGGCGTGTTAATTGGAGCTTCCGCAGCCGATATTACATCAACTACTAACTTTTCATGGAACAACGGTACTGGTAATATGTATGTGAAAAGCACCGACAGTGCAAAGCCAGTTGTTGAAATACAAAACCTAACAAACGACGCAACATCTTCAGAAATTTTATTTAGAAAGCTTCGTGGAGGCGTTTTAAATGATATGGTAGATGGTGATAAT